TAATATCTTCAAACCCATAATCAAAATAAGTAAATTTAAAAGTATTAATTATATTCTCAGCTAACTTGTCAAATGCTGCATGGATTCTTGTTCCATAAATTATATTTCTTTCCTCATCATTAGTTGATGAATTATACTCTACAACCGCATTTTGAACTTCTTGTCCAAAATAAACTTTACGTTTTTTCTTTTTTACAACTTTTTTTATTTCTTTTTCTATATCATTATTTTTCTTTTTTGGCATCTTGTGTCTCCTCTTCAAATATTCCATCAAGGGATAATTGAATTTGTTTTAATTGTTCAAAGAAAAAACCAGTCTCATCATCTGATTCATAGTGTCCTTTAGAATCCACAAGTTTCATTTTTTCTGTTGAAAATTTAATCACTTGTTGAATTTCTAAAATCAATTCCTCATATTGTGTTATTCTTCGTAAAGAGTAATACACCAATAAAGATGTAAATATACTAATTAAGAAAAATAATATTGCTAATCCCATCCACATAAATATCTCCTAATTAAACAACTCATCAAATTTTGATTTCAAGTTGTCTACTTGTTTTTGTTCATCTTTTGTTTTTGGAACTTTTGTACTTATTGGTTCTTTAACCTCATCACTTCTATTCCATTGGTCAAACTCAATGTGAGTCGCCATCATGTCAGCTTGGTGTAAGATGTAAGCCATATTGGAACGAAGATTGTAATCTGGATTATATGACTTCAAATAAGCTGTGTTGGCGTCATCATACAAACCATCTGTTAATTTAATTCCAATATATTCTTTATCTGTAACCTTAACACCATAGTGTTGAAGTAACCAAAGTCCCCTATCAGGCACTTTCATGTATTGAAGTGATGGATTGTGTTTATAAATCTCACCACGATTCTTTCTGTGCCAATCTGAATCTTGTGGAACATAATAGTCGTGTTCTAAATCTCCAACCTTACCCAAGTCATGATGTAGAGCTGCAAACACTAACTCTTCATCTGTAAAGTTAATCTCTGCTCCATTCTTTTCCCATAAATCTTTAAGTTGTAAAGAGTTTTCTACAATGTGAAGAATGTGTTCAACATACCCACCAGGCATCGCATTGTGAAATGCTGCTTTTGCACTAGCTGGTGCAAACATCATTCTGTCTTTGAAGTCATCATACATCTTTAATAAATTATCTCTTCTATCATCACCGATATATGAATCAATAATTTCTATTAACGTATTCCAATTTGTTTGTATTTGTTCTGCTGTTAGTTTTTTCATCTTACCTCATACCTATCTTTTGTAAATTTTATTGTTGGTTCTTGTCTTAATCTATTTCTATATTCACTAAAGGATATACGAACACCCCAATTCAAATGTTCTAAAATATCTTTTTTACTTACTGATTTTTTCTTATGAATAAAATCTAAAATTCTTTTATATGATTCTGTATCTGACATTGGTTTTAAATCTTCAATTTGTTTCCACCCATTAAACCATTTATTAACTCTTTCACTCCATCTAAATCCTTCTAACTTTGGCTCTAAATATAAATTAGCTTCATCTCTCATGTAATCATTATCTAATACATTTTCAATCGTATCTTTAAAACTTTGAGAGTCATTAGCTTTGTAAAGTAATGGGTATTGTTCTCCCACCATCTCTGGATAACACATCCCGTTAGGAAGAATGTATGGAACACCTTGACTTAAGCCAT